CTCTTTGTCAGTGCAATCACCTATAACATATGTATGAACAATCTTTTTCACATATTCAACATCTACAAAATCAAAATATCTGTCACGTTCAATGACGATATGTCCCTTATTTTTACACACAGCACTAAACCTGGATGGTAGTTCATCGGGTCCGTAGCATCCCCATATTCTCAATGAGTAGGCATTTGGTATATTTTCAATGCGTCTGTCTATGAGCCATTTTGAGAGACCATATGGGTCTGTGGGAGGTGTCCCTCTCAAAGCTGCACCACTTGAGAAGTAAATCAACTTTCCTTTGAAAACTCTCACAACATTTTCAAACATTAAAAGATTTTTATAAATTACATCACCATCATCCACTCTAAGACGACTTCCACCCACGACTGCACAATGGATTACAACATCATATTTATGAGTTTTGAAATATTCTTGGACTTCCAATTGATTTGTAAGGTCTAAATCTTTTCTGGTTACACCCACCCAATCCGTGTTTCTCATAAGATTTTTACCAATAAAACCATTTGCACCTAACACGCAAACTTTCTTCATTTAGTTAAAGTTATTTTATTACTTTAAACTATATGATATTTCTCATTGACCTTGACGGTACTTTACTTGACAGTGATCATTTCCACTGTGAAGCGTGGTCTAAGGTTTTAAATCAATCACCGGGACACATCGAAGACATCATAAACACAATTGGTATGGAAAAATATTTGGAACGTTCCAATTTTCAGAGACTCCGAAAATTGAAGTTTGAAGAGATGATTAAAATTGAAGATATCAATTTTATACAAAACGCGGACAAGTTTATTGATTTCATAGATGAGAACAACATCAATCACACAGTAGTTACCCACACGGATAAATTGATTGTTGATTACTTCAAATATAGAGTCCCCAAACTCAAGAAACTTAAAAATTGGGTGGTACGTGAAGACTACACACACCCAAAACCAGATCCAGAATGTTACAAATTAGCCATGACTAAATATGGAAAAGGTGAGAAAAATGTAATGGGTTTTGAAAACTCGAAACATGGTCTCAAAGCACTTTCACATGTGACACCCAACAGTATTAAAATAAATAAAAATACCAATTATTTAGACGTCGTTAAAAGTATAAAGAGTATGCCTATACATATAGTATAATGAAGATATAGGAACTGAAAAGTTTGAGAAAGACATTTTTAATCTTGGAAACATTAAAAATGGAAAATATAAAAAATTGATATAAAGATTAAATTTTATATTTTTTTAATGAAGTTTGTAAAAACTTGTAGGTCTTGTGGTTCTAATGTATGCATCACAAAACCTGCAATACTCGCCCCATTTTTAGTCAAACGCATTTTTGGCATGGACCCAGAATCTACAACTTCCTTGTATGGTATTCCAAATCAAACAAATTACTTTCCATGTAAAACAAATATGTGTGAGATTTGTGGTTTTGTTGGTGTAAATATTCTATTTAATGAAGAAGAAATGAACAATTTATATTTTAACTACAGAGATGATAAGTATGTCACGGAAAGAATTAAATTTGAACCAACTTATAATAATACAATTTTTAGTGAAAGACATTCATATGTAGATGAAGTATCACAACCATTTATTGAAAAGTATACATCGAACATAGAAACATTGATAGACTTTGGTGGTTATAACGGACTAAATACACCAAATGTAGGAAAAGAAAGATTTGTATATGATATTTGTAATGTGGAGTCGAAAGTTCCAATTACAGATACTCTTTTTAAGTGTGATATCATAACATGCATGCACGTACTTGAACACGTTCCTAATCCAAATAAAATTATTGAAGAGATTAAGGATAAATCTAAATATTACTATTTTGAAGTTCCAAAGGAAAATATTGTGAATAAACAATTTTGGCATGAACATATAAACTGTTTTACTATAGATAGTCTTACTCACTTAATTTCTAAAAATTTTAAAATAATTGCAACAAAAGAAGACAAATTTTTACATGTACTGTGCGAAGATATTTCATTTACTTAAAAGGTTTGAAATATAAGAAAACATAATGCCTAAGAAAGTATGGTATGCACCCAACAAATTTGAGTCATATGGGGAGGAAGAGATTAAAGCCGTTGAGGCTTGCTTACGTGATGGCTGGCTCGCTGGTTTTGGTGATCGTTCTGTGGAGTTTGAGAAGCGAGTGGCAGACCTATTCGGAAAGAAGCATGGACTCTTTGTAAACTCTGGAAGTAGCGCTATCCTCTTGGGTCTCTGCGCTCTTAACCTCCCCAAGGGGAGTGAGATTGTTACACCCGCATGTGGCTTCGCCACGACAGTAGCTCCCCTCATTCAATTGGGTCTCAAACCCGTTTTCTGTGATGTAGGTCTAAATACATATGTACCAGGGGTTGAAGACCTCAAGAAAGTTGTCACACCCGAGACGAAGTGTCTCCTTCTTCCAAACCTAATTGGTAATATGCCAGATTGGGCAGCTATTCGTGAAGCTTTTCCAAACGTCATCCTATTTGAGGATTCTGCAGATACTATTACCCATACACCTTGCACCGACATAAGTACAACAAGCTTCTACGCGAGTCATGTTATTACAGCTGGTGGTGTAGGTGGTATGGTAATGTTTAATGACGAAGAACATCTCAAGCGAGCCTTAATGTTTAGAGATTGGGGTCGCATCGGTGATAACATTGAGGAACCCAGTGAACGTTTCAATCATTCCGTTGATGGTATTCCATATGATTGGAAGTTCCTCTATGGTGTAGCGGGTTACCACCTCAAAGCATGTGAAATGAACGCAGCCTTTGGACTCGTACAGTTGGACAAGCTGGAGGGTTTTCTTCGTAAGAGACGTGAGAACGTAGAGAGGTACATCGAGAACCTCAAGGATTGTTCGTACTACACCCTTCCAGATGATTCACAGATTCCCAACTGGCTTGCTATCCCTTTCCAATGTCCAGATCGCTTAGAGATTGTTAATTACTTGGAAGAAAATGACGTACAAACACGTGTAACATTTGCGGGTAATATCACGAGGCATCCAGCGTTCCGTGAATACCTGGGTGAATTTGAGAATGCAGATACCATTATGAAGGATGGCTTCCTATTGGGTGCTCACCACGGACTTGACATTGAAGATGTTGATCGTGTGTGTAATTTGCTTAAAACATTTGCAGCTACTAAAGTAAATGCCTAATGCATTAGTAACGGGTGGTTGTGGATTCATCGCATCTAATTTCATAAACATCATACACAAAAGGTATCCAGATATCAAGTTTGTGAATATTGACAAAATTGATTATTGTTCAAACATTCATAATGTGGCGGACGAGTCCGCGGTACTATTCCACGGTTCTTTGTGTAACCCAGAGTTTGTTGAAAGTGTCCTAAACTTTTATAAGTTTGATTATGTATTCCACTTCGCGGCTCAAAGTCATGTAGATAATTCTTTTCTCGACCCCATCAGTTTCACAATGGATAATACATATGGTACACATGTACTCATTGAAATGTGCAGGAAATACATACCCGATGCAGAGATTATTCACTTTAGCACCGACGAAGTTTATGGTGAGTCTCTCACAGACGAACCTTTCACAGAGATTACGGGTGTACTCAAACCCACAAATCCATATTCGGCTTCTAAAGCGGCGGCTGAGATGATCGTTCGTTCCTACATTCAATCTTTTGATATGGATATCAAGGTGATTAGGTGTAACAACGTGTACGGTCCAAATCAGTATCCAGAGAAACTCATACCAAAGTTTAAGAGACTGTTGAAGGAAGGTAAGAAGTGTACAATCCACGGAACACGTAGTGCCCAAGTTAAGAGAGCTTTCATGCACGTTGATGATGTTGTTGATGCGGTTGATGTAGTCTGGAAGAAAGGTAAAACTGGTGAAATCTACAACATAGCATCTGATGATGAAATGTCTGTTATGGATGTTACAAAATTGATGATCAAAACAATTATTGGTACAGATGAATATGATAAATGGATTACATATATTGACGACCGACCATTTAATGACACGAGGTATCACATTTGTGCCAAAAAACTGAAGGAATTAGGATGGATACAAAAGAAGGGTAAAGAAGATCTCATTAAATTTCTAAACCATTAAAGAATAAATCATTCATATTCATATAATGACATTCTACCTCCCACAATCTATGGGTTGGGGTAATGTCGCTCTATGTCTATCCGATTTAGTGTATAGATCTCCAAAACCATGTGTATATAAGAGTCTATTAGATGTAGACAGAGGTGTTGAGTTTGAAGGTTTTGAAATAACCGATGATCAAAGTGAGGAAAAGTTTGAACCACGAATTGCCATAAACCCCCAATATTTTCAACATGTTCATTCAAATCTTAACAAAATTATTAAACCAACTGAAGAATTGCAAACTATTCTTGATAAGCACTCACACGGTTTAAAATATGGTATGCACATTAGGAGAGGTGCGTGTTCAAATGATTCTAAGGACATGGGTTGTCATGGAAAAGATGAAAATGGAAACATTAAACCAGCGTATTTTGCTAAGGATAGTGCACTCGAAAAGTTTATGAAAATAGTTCAAGATACCGAAGGTAAAATATTTTTAGCGAGTGATAGTCGCGAAATTAGAGATATGTTTAAGAAGCGTTTCCCGGACAAAATTGTAACCCTTGAGCATGACATTGTTCTAACATATAAATGTGACACACTCAAGAACTACGATGTTACACGTGATCAAAGACTTGCATGTTATATTGATTGGTTTTTACTTGCTTCGTGTAAAGAATTATTCATAACCGCTGGTAATCAGGACATGACAGATTTATCTACATTTGGATATAGTGCAGGAGCTTATGGGAGGTCAAACATCCACCTCATTTTTAATTAATTCAAAATCTAAAATATTTACTCTATGATCTTGGTCTTCGTTTAGAATATATTTAACATTCTTAATGTCAACCCTCTTATCATACAGTTCATAAAACTTATCTTCAACCTTTTTCTTTCTAACTTCAAACTGCTTGAACTCATCGAGGAGTTTGTTGAAATTAATCTTTGGGAGATTTTTATAGTTTTGAACATAGGCTTGCCAATTTGAAGGTTTCCTAGTATCGTGATCAACTGTACTGGCTCTCTCAATGTTTGATGTTTGATGAGCAATTGGAACATTTAAAATAGGTTTACCCATAGACATTAATAGACCGTGAATTGTAATATCCGGAGCTTCATGCATATTAAGTTGAGTCATGAAAGATAATGCAAAATCAAAGTTTACCCAAATAACTTCCGCACCTCCATTGTTTGGGATTTGATAGACTTGACGAAGTTTTGGTTTAAGATTGAAGAATGGTGAAGTTCCCATGTTTATATATCCATTGTGTTCAACTTCATCGGGAATACTTTCCAGTATCTTATCCCAATCCCTATAGAAAACAACGTCATCGTCCATGTGAAGAGCACTTTCGATTTTTTCTTCAACCATCTGTTTCATGGCGAAAATAGTCTTTACAAAATTACTCGTCAACTTGGGACCATATGGGAGGTTTAGCTTGGCGTTCAACCATTGTACGAAGGGGTGGTCATGATTATAGTCTTCGAGCCATCTCACATCTTTGATGAGAACTCTCTCCTTGAGGTGTTCCTCCAGGAACACCTTTCTCTCAGGTGCCAGATTGGGACAATGTTTGATAAATGCAACTTTGGGTATCTTCATCTATGCTACATTATAATAATTTCTATAAGTATAATAAAACATGTCCATCGCTCCTGGACCCGCTTCCTTAACAAGTACTATGCGTGCATCCAGGATGTACAACAACGCCAGAAGCATTGCCTCTGGTAAGGTTGATCTCGAGGTTTCGTGGGGTACCGTTGGTGGTATTCTCCTTCTCGGTTTCTTCTACATGGTGACCGCTTCCATCGGTATCAACATCTTCTCCAAGTGTGAATCTATGAAGGGTAAGTCCATCCAAGAGAACCTTAACAAGTATCTCATTGCGACCCTCACCATCGCACTCACAATTCCCTTCACCCTCCTCCTCACCAAACTTGCTAAGAACGAAGCTGGTGTCTTCACCCTGATATATTCCATCATGGGTCTCATTGGATCCGCAGTGGCTCTCAACTGGACTCTCAAGTGTGAGAATGCCAAGGAGGCTGAGAAGGGTTATTCCGCCTTCAGTCTCGTCTTATATATTTGCACCCTCCTCGCCTCTTTCTACATCCTTAAACCCAAGGCTATGGCTCTCTCCCGTGGTCTCGCCACCAGGGCTGGAGGTTTAATGCGCCCCAAAGTAATCTAAATCTACAATAGAGGATGAGACCTATAGCTGTAAATGTATATATTCTCTTAATGCTCGTGTCGTACGTGATACGTAGGACAGGAAGATTAACAATGAATGAAAAAATTAAAATAATAGATTTTTTAGGTTACATGGCACTCAATCCCAATAGGGTAGTGAATCCAAGCATGGCAAGCCTACCGTTCTTAAGCTCAGCCTCGGGGGTGAAGCTCCAAAACTCCTCATTGCCGAAGTCCTTGGCGGTGATGAGTGAAGCCGCAGCAAGTGTAGTAACAACACCAGTGGCAGCAGCCGCATACATAGGATCTTCGAGCTGCTGAATGATATTCTCACCAGACATCATCCAATCAAGAGAACCCCACAGGACACCCTGCATGGCGGCGCGACCGTTAACAGCCTCAGCGAATCGCGCAGTCTTCATGACACCCGTGTCCAGGGCTCCCGGGGTTGGGATCTTAGTAGGTGATTGTGAAACCGACTTCACCTTCTTGGTAGAAGAGGCAGTAGAAGGCTTGGGAGTAATACGAGCACAGATGATAGAAGACATTTCTACAGTGATGACGTAGAAAATCCTTAAGCCTATTAAAATAGTTTATTTAGATTCGGAAGATCTGGAAGATTTTCACTTTCTTTAATCAAGATCTTATTCAAAATGTATACCTGAATAGCTAAACCAATACCTGTATAAGCTACTGTAAAGTTCATACCATACTTTCTTGACTGATATGTCAGCCATAAACAACTCGCTAAAATACTTAACAGGACGGCATTTTTGGACTTTTCGTCAACTTTTTCAGTTTTGATCAAATCCTGATACATCTGTATAAAACCAATACCAAACGCAATCCCGGCAATCACGTTATCCGTATTCATTTTTTATTCTAAACAAAGATTATAAAATGGACGTGATACTTGAAAGATTTGCTGGAAGAATTGACGCTAAGTCGGTTGTTGCTCTCGTTGAAGAGATCAAGAATGATTACCTCGGTGATGGTCTCCAAAAGGAGGACATTCCCCCCATTGTTGCTAAACTTATGATGACTGCCGCCAAGTTCAAGAAGCTTGCCGGACCCCAGAAGAAGAAGCTCACTATTGCCATTCTTTATCACCTTATCGAGGAGATTGATGAGGGTGAGAAGGACAGTGAGTTTGAGAAGATTCTCAAGACTATGGTTCCACCTATTATTGATGGATTTGCGGGTATGCTTAAAGCTAAAGAGAGCATCGCGGGACTCTTTCCATGCTGCATGAAACCCAATTAAGGATTTGTCTTGCTAACAGTGTAGTATGAAGTTTCCTCCTTTGGAGGTTATGATTCAGTACGGAATTTATACTGTAAAAGAGTTACAGCGATTTTCTAAAGGACTTGTACCGAAGAGGAAGGACCTCGATATCCTAAACGAGTGTGAAAAGTGTGCCTTTGTGTTTCCAGGAACAACTTGTAATAATTGCTGTACGGTATGAAGTATTGTACAGTTACGAGTTATATGTCTAAAGGTCCAGGGATGATAAGTAATAACCATATGTGTGCAGAGAGGCAACTTATTAGGCGTCTGTACCGTGAATGTTTGAAAAAAGGGTATAAATCCCATCAATTTACAGAATGGTTGCATAGGAAATATGGTCATTTGATTATTATGAGAAGGAATACACTTGGAGATGCTATATCATTACCCTGTGTTTTATGCAGGAAAATGATAGAGCGGTATGACATATGTTGGGCAGCCCACGATGGACATGAATGGGTTCATAGTAAAAAATCTGATCAATTACCACAATCAATACCGACAGCTAAACAAAAAAGAAATTTAGGATTTGGGAGTGATGATGAGTCCCAACGCTGATTCTAAGTTGTTATGATTTCGTTTCAGTGGTTTGTTTCTTTTTAGCTTTAGCGCGTTGTTAGATGCCGATGCATTCTTTATCTCATCCATCCTTTTGGTGTCTGTGATAACGGGTACTATGTTATTTATTATAGGAGCTGTCTCAATCTGTTTGGGTTCTTCTACATCCCTTGTTTGATTTTTCCTAAATTCTTCTATAGTCAAATCACCACCAAACTCTATTAATTTGTATCTACTTGGAGCGGGTTTAACCGGTCCGATTTGGTTATACATTTTTTTACGCATCATAACTACATTGCCATTAATACGGCTACCCACTGTACACCCATATCTCTCAAGTGCATGAGACTTTACACAACTCCATGAACAATAATTGCCAGTTGTGTAAAACTTATTTCTACGATCATCGTATTTGAATGGCATAGTTAAAGGCTTACCTTCGAAGGTGTGACAACACCACCAACACCACATACAATATGTTTTTACTTTTTCTTTAAGCTTTTCATTATTATTATCAATATGATTATACAGAGAACTGAAGACCCTATACTATAAAATGTTAAATATCTAACATTATCGTCTTCCCAATCAAACTCTTTGGGCCATTCGGTTATAGGTGTTTTATTTAAAGGGAAACTATCAAATGGTGGAGATCTATAACCACTTAGCCACCCATCATCACCATCACCCTCCTCGTCCCACCAATCGGGTTTTTCCGATTCCGGCATATCAGCGTTGCAAGCAATTACTATCGTGCCTAAAGATGAATTAATTATATCAATGTCCTTGTCACACATTCTGTATGTTGGTTTACAACTACTCATAGCACCCTCGGGAATATATTGAAACGTAGGTCTGGTACATGTATTTCGTGTGCAATGCATATTATCCTTATAAACCTGGTAACCATCTTTATAAAACACTTTGTTCTGTTCAAGGGAGTCAAATAAATTACATCCAGCTGCCGGTTTAGACTTTGGTCCATACTTTTTTGGATTACCTTCTTCATCGACAGCATAACATATTTTTTTGTTTTCTTTCACATTATAACATCTACACCAGTCATCTTCGGGGTATAAATTACAGTATTTAGCGTTAGTTGAGTGCCATCTAGACTTCAACCCCCTTTCATTACAAACATCTGTTCGTGTTTTCATTCTTGGGTAGTCATTTTCAATCCCGGTATCTTTATCAATATCCTTTCTCATACACCATATAGCCGCTTGATCACCGTGTATATCCTTATCCATACACGTTTCACCGTGCCCTATCTGCATCCCGACAAAATGACTATCTCTCGAGCAGAACTCATCTACTAATTCATAATATCCGAGCTGTTCCTCACAGTCCTGAGCCGCTATCATTTGCAATCCCACGGATATCGCCGCTGATTTTTCAGGACCATCTTCCATTTCAAGTATTTTCTCTGATTCCTCTTTCAGTGGCTCGCATGGGTCTGCTGTTTCTGGTGCCGCGGACATACCCGGATCGAGGAAGGCTCTCGCGTCATCAAGAAACCCCATTTAAATATACTCACCTTTTAAATCTGGCTCCTGCTTTCCTACCACCTCCTCCACCGAAAACCATAATCATGAGAAGTATGAGAAGGCAACACATACAAGATGTAAGGAAAGTCACCCCACCAGTACCCGCTGCAGCTCTTTTATCACTGGTGACATTAGTGGGGTTAAAATAAGCCAAGGGGTTCGTTTTGAAATCCTCAAAAGATGCTGGAGGTGGTGGTCTGTCATCTATAGGATTACCATCTTTATCAACATCTCCTTCACTCCCACATTCCATTGCCTGACTGATGTTAACCTCACCACCGGTTATATCACCAATATCAATAGTTTGCTCACATACAGTAATTGTATTATTACATACAGCTGGTACAGCTTCTGGTAAAAAGAATCCACTACCCGCACAAGCTGTACCATTAAAACATCCAGTAGACTGATTCTGTAAGCTAAACTGTGTTCGCGCCTTTTCCGGAATACGTTTAAAAGTACTCGCAACCTTGCTACATCCAGGGAGAGTGGGATTTTGCAAACAGTACGTCACACCTCCAGGTTGTGAAATATTAATACATTTACATGCGTCCGCTGTTGGGTGTTTGTTGCAATATTCGACTCCCTTTCTCTGAGCTGTTGAGCCGTTGTTCTTCTCCTTTATGAGATCGTAACACGTATCACCATTAGTATGAACCTGTTTCAATAAATTCTCAATTTTATTACAATATCCTTGACCCACAGTATTTTTATTGTGAACTTTTATACCCCATACAAGTTGGTCCCATATACTCATCGCCGTGCCTTGGTAATTATTAATAGTTGCATTCGTATACCTGGTTTGACTGGACATTGTTCGTAACGTTCCATCAGTTGGATTATTCCACTCACACTCCAAACCTAAACCGTCCGCTGGGAGACCCGCCCAACCCCAGTGTTGGTGTATGTATCTTCTATTTGTAGCTTTTACAGGCGCATTGTAAGCGCATGGATTTGAGCCTCCACCACCATCAACGTAATCCGTGCAAACACTCACCGCGCGACACTTACTCCCTCCACCATAATCAACTTCGGCTGATCCATAAATGATTTCGCCCTCATTGCGGCATTGATTATCTGCGTGATCAGCGGCGTTACATCTGTTTGGAGCCCTATTATAATCTTTCAATGCTTTAACATGTACCCAAGTCGTAGGCATGGGATCTTATATTAATCCAAGAAATTATTGTGGTTTGTTCTTGGCCTTCTTAGCCTCCTCAATTTTCCTGACAATTTCAAAAACATCATCACTGGGGCTGATCTTTTCTTCTGTGTACTTTTCATATCTCGTAAACAGTATGTAAAGTGCGAGAGCGGCAATTACACCGTAAATAATGTTCTGGTTCTTCATTTATACTAAACTAATATTTTTTACACATCCATTGTTAAATTAATAAGAGTTACACGATCGTCTGTCTGAGCAGCACTGTAAAACTTGGATAGAAGAACCTGATCCGTTGTTAACTTTTCTACCATAATTTTAATAGTATCGGGATCCACTTTATCTGAATCTATAAGATAATCATCGAGTGCTTTCTTATCTGCTTCTTCGTATAATTCTCTCCTGTGCTTCATAGACAACCAAATAATTATTATGATGATCGACAGAGTTAATAGAAGTCTGTTCAGTTTCATTTGAAATACAAAAATATTATTTTCTCAGACCATTGTAAAAAACCATGGGAGGAGGAGGTTCACAAACCATTAATCAAACCTTTAACATGGATATTTTGAATGAAACTATTAATGAGACTATAGTTAATACTGCGAGTACACTTTCCGCATCTATGGGCAATGTTCAGAAGGTGAAGGTGACTATTGGTGAGATGGGTCCTAAGTGTGATGTTGATCTTAGCCAGGATATTAACGCTAAATCACAAACTAGTGCAAAATTAGAAGGAGATACCGCTCAGATGGTCAAAAGTAAAGTAGAAGCTGATTTACAAGCCTCGACTGATGCAGCTATGGAAAAGGTTACAGAAGCAGGTAACATGCAGTTTGGTGATAAACAGAATATGAATCAAACAATTAATATGGAACTTCAAAATATTATAAAAAATACTTTCGAGAGTACTACTTTAAATGAAACTATATCTGAAGTTGTAAACTTACAGGATGGTTTACTTGAAATTAAAAAGTGTAATGGTAAGCTTAACTTCTCTCAAAATGTAGTAGCGGAATTACAAGCTAACGCTATTACAAAGTCTCTTTCCAAGCAGCTAAATGATAGCGAAACAATGAGTAAACTCGCTGCAGCCGCGAGTGGTTCTCAGAAGACTGAGAATAAGGGTATTGCCGATATTGTTGATTCTATCGGTAATGCTTTCAACGGTCCTTTGAAGTATGCTATGATCGCTTCCGTGGTGTGTTGCCTGGCTATCGTGGCGATGGTAGTTGCTATGGCTCTTTCCCCGGGTGGGCAGAAGGGTATGAGCAAGGGTATGGGTGGTATGATGAAGGGTATGAAAGGTCGTGGGTTCTAAAATCCGTTGGTAATAATTCCATCAACTCTATATCTATACATATATTCCAATTCTTCATCTTCCTTATGTGTATACGTATAAACCCTAATATCTTTAGTACTGCAATAGTGTATGAATTCGTGATCTAAACACGTCCAATGAAGAATAACCGCGTTTAAACCCATAGTGATGAGAGGATATTCACTTATGTGAAAAGTTGATTCAAAAGTTGATCCTATATTGAAATGATTGGGTAGACTGTATACTATTTTACGATTGAAACTACAGAAAAATATGTTGTCTGTTTGTTCATTTTCATAAAATTTGGAAAGTGTTTTAGCTATATTGAGATTAGACCCCTTTATATCTAAAATTAGAAGTACCTGTCTTATTTCGGGTATCTGTTCATAAACATCCTGAAGTGTACAGATCCCGAGTTCTCTTACCCTCCCAATATTCAAATCGGATATGTATTCCCCTTCAATATATATATCGTGATACAAAACGAGCTCACCCGATCCACAAAGTTGTACGTCAATTTCAACACCATCGTAGTCTCTATGGATAGCCTCCCTTATAGCTTCAATGCTATTATCCTTGTACTTCAGGGAGTATCCACGATGAGCTATGCACTTCATTAACTTAAAGGTATATTTAAAGAATTATATAATGATTCTGAGTATTGATGTTGGTATAAGGAATCTGGCTATGTGTTTACTTGACGACGAAAATGGTAATCTTGTGAGGGAATGGGACGTTTCAGGTGTACCACCCGAACATAAAGATGGAGTCTATGTCTCTCTATGTAAACACTTAGATGAGAGACCGTGGGTTCTCGGGGCTAAAACTATTCTCATTGAGAAGCAACCCGATCGTAATAAGAAGATGATATCGGTGATGCACTTCCTACATGCATATTTCATCATTAAATGCCCTCAATCCGAGACGATACTCTATGATGCTCGACACAAAATCCCCGATGTAGCTGGACCCGGGAAGGCACAATACAATAAGAGAAAGAAGGTTTCCATAGAGAGATGTGAAGCCTTTATAAGGAGTGAACCCACTAATGCACATTGGTTAGATACCTTTCTCAAGTCAAAGAAGAAGGATGATTTGGCTGATACTGTTATGCAAGCCCTCTCATTTGTAAATAGGGTTGAGGTAAAAAGTACAAAGAAACCCAAAAAGACTACAAAGTTAGTCGCTCGCAAACCCAATGAGAATCAAAAAAGGACAAAGTATTCCAAGTCAAACTTAGCTTGGATTTATCTTAATAAACCTGATTGTGAAGTCCTTGAGAACAACAAAAGGTTTATGAAGGATCTTAAGAGGTATTACAGAGATCTCAACGACTTGATTAAAGATTTGAGGGGAACGTAGTTCATAACATAATGCAGAAAAATGTCTTGGATCATGGATTTGTTCGCCTCGTTGACTACATGCCGAGACAAGATTTGGACTCGTCAATCGTACAAGCTGCCCGAGTCTCCTACGGGGATGGCACAAAGACCTCACGTGGCGACAGAGGTCTTATCCGCTATCTACTTAGGCACTGGCACACAACACCCTTTGAAATGGTTGAATTCAAGTTTCACATCAAAATGCCAATATACATCGCACGACAACATATGCGTCACCGCACCTCCAGTATTAACGAAATGTCAGCGCGATATTCGATAGTTCCAAAGGAGTATTATGAACCCGATACCCTACGTGGACAATCCAAGGTGAATCACCAAGGTTCAGAGGGTGTTGTTGAAGTTGGAGATGAATTGGGTACAAAGGTGACCCAACATCTCAGTCATTCTTTTGATGTATACGAGGAACTATTAGAGAACGGATGTTGTAGAGAGCAGGCTCGTGGGAATCTTCCACAATCTACATACACTGAGTTCTATTGGAAAATCAATCTTCATAATTTAATGCACTATCTCCGGCTTCGTATGGAACCTGGTGCTCAAAAGGAGATTAGGGACTATGCAAATGCCATCTATGAACTTATACACCCCCTTGTACCTATATCAATGGAGGCGTTCCAAGACTTTAGGTTAAATGCTATGCAACTCACGGGTCCAGAGATTGAGGCTATAGCAACTGGTAAGGTCATTGATAGCCCAGGTGAGAGAAGGGAGTTTGAGGAGAAGTTGAAGCGTTTGAGAATGCAGACGAACTCATAAACCCTTGATTTTGTAAAATGTTCGCGCCTTTTTATTTATCATTTCTATAAATTGGTCGTTCTTGTTTAAAGTGTCCCCGTATAATCCAGATGGCCAATTTCCTTCAAGGACATAAACATCTGGAAATGCGGGATCTTTGTCTTCGCATTCTACCATAAAGTCCCAACCAATTGAAAAGCAGAAGTTAAAATCACGTTTGTGGAGTTTACAAAGTTTATGTATAACGTCTTCAATTTCAGGGATAGTGTCATGTTTATTTGCAGTCACTTTACCTTTACCATTAACATTTGATGTAATTGTTTCATTATTCTTAAACTCATACCTAGCAAGAACCTCACCGTCGTATGTCGTAACAACTCGATACGATCGTGCACCATCATAGTTACAACTACCAATTTTATCTTGAATAAGACAGTTTTTTTCAGTTGGTTTTACATCCCTACCCTTGATTATTTGAATCCCGTTCCCAGATGTCCCGAACTCTGGTTTAGATATATAATCTCTATCTGGGTCAATGTCTTCGTATTCTCTGTAGGGGTTTGTAGTTGCATTCAATTTTGGGACGCTAATACCATGTTTTGGTAAATACTCGTTCCAGAACATTTTACTTTGCAGCTTTTCTTGTATTTTAGCATATGGTTTGGTGAAACAATACACATTATATAATTGTCCAGTGGAAACTTTGGTAAGTTTGTTTTTATCAAAGTAGAATGGTACTTTAAGATAGTTAGATACACCCGTGTTATGTTGAACTGAGTGATGACTTATAGTCCACCAGTCTAGATCTTGTAATACTGTATATAACATCTTCTTTTCCAAGCTATTTGTGTTTATCGCAAACAATGTACTGTATAACAGTACAAACACAAATATTATATGACCTGGGTTCATACTTTATATATAGAATTATTAAAAACAACTTAAAAATTAAATGTCCTTACAATACAACAAGAAGACAATGTTCGCAATCTCTACATCCCCCACATGGTTTGCCAAAACAGACGATTTTAAGAAAATTGGAAAGAAGATCCAAAAACAGAGAAATTCCGAGGTGGAGAGAATTAAGGATAAAATTGGTGACATCGCGCGTGATGAACAGAGGCGCGTTAAGGAATATTTCAAGGAACATCAGGATATCATCAAGAAAAACAAAGATGAGAAAACTAAGACGAAAAAAAAGAGTAACGCTAAAAAGATCGATCTTTACGAAAAGTAATCCATATAGCAACTCCCATGAGTATAGCAGCAAGTGGTGTCCCATTGAATCTTTCGGCTAATAAAGCACATATTACACTGTATTGAACAACACGTATCTCCTGCCTTGTTTTAATCATAGACCGTTTCATCCCTGCTCTCGATCTCTCAAGACCGAGAACAGTTGAATTTATTTTTCCAATCTTTGAGGGAATGTCCGTAGTGTTCTTTATAATTTCAGATACATCAAGAGACTCTAAAAACTGTTCTTGAATCAATGGTTCCAGGTATGTAAAGTAATCAAAGTCTGGATCCAACTGTAAACATATTCCTTCAATCAAGGAAAACGACTTTGCTAAATATACAAAACTTGTTGGTACAACAAATGGTTTTTCCATCGCGAGTTCGGCTGCTAACTCATCGTTCATTATGGCACCACCATCAAGATTTTCCAGATACCCTAATATTGTCTCGAAAAATACTTCAATATCACTTATATCTGAAGATGTTGGTACAATGACACCCAACCTAATTAATATTTGAACACACCCTTTCGTATCTCGTTGTATAATACATCCGAATAAATCTGAGAAACCTTGTTTCAAATCGTCGTCCAACTCTATCAATAAACCAAAATCATAAAACACCAATTTCCCATCTTTGGAAATAGCCAGGTTACCTGGATGTGGATCACCATGAAATAATCCACTGTCCATCGTTTGAATCACATAAGAATTCACCAAAGCTTCACATACTTTTTTCTTATTGATGTTCTTAATTTGGATATCCGTAATTTTATCCGCCTCTACATACTCCATTACAATCATATCATCGGTACAGTACTTCTTATACACATACGGAACCTTTATCCAATCAACACCCTTCAAACTTTTTCTAAACTTAATCGCATTTTCAACTTCTTGTCTATAGTTAGCTTCACCAAGAAGATATTCAATTGAATCGTTTAGAACAAAATTGGAACTCGAACCTGTATCTATACCGATAGACTGAATAAAATCCAGTATTTTCTTGACGTTTTCTGTGTCAGTCTGCATGATATCGTAAATCCCAGGTCTTTTTAATTTTACAACAACCTTTTTACCATTCTTCAAGGTGGCTTTATGTACCTGTCCTATACTCGCAGACTTGAACGGAATCTCATCAAACTCTTTGAATATATCCTTATTTACAACATCTTTTACAAGACTAAAATCAAATGGTGGTACATTATCTTGAAGAGATTCGAGTTCTTTGGTAAACTCTGGTGGATACAGGTCTCCTCTCGTAGATGCTATTTGCCCTAATTTTACAAATGTTGGTCCAAGCTCTAGAAGTTCACCTTTCGTCCATCGTCCGAGTTCAGCTTTATCATCCGTAAAGCGCTCTTTAAATAGATATTTCGCGGCAAACTTCCATGTCTTTACCTTCTGATTTGCCGCCAACTTGACAGGTGGCGTTTTCATATTGGCTATACACAACATATCCTGTAGTATATTCAGAACTTTTTTTTAAACTATGAAATTTTATCTTATGTTACATTAATGAAATCCTTGTCATCTTTTCTTGGACCACTCAGTAATACAACTGAGAAAACAATTCAGAGTCAGCCAATTATTTTTACACTTATCATTTTGTATCAGGGTTTATTCTCGGGTAATGCCATAAAGATTCCACAAAATCTTAGATACCTCTTTAACAGTAAAATTTTCCGATTTATGTCACTTATGCTCATTGCGTTTAGTGCCACTAAAGATATTGAGTACGCTCTCATATCAACCGTAATTTTCCTCGGTGTTATGTATGCCATCAAAACACCAGAGGAACGTGAGACCCAAGGAATTATTTAAAATCTTATGTAATTGTAAAACATGGCGAAACTTCTAAAAGCCGCCAGTCTCAACTTTGTGGCTATATTACTCTTCACTCTCATCTATTTTACCATCTCCAAAGCAGGTGAGGAACAATTTAATGGATTGGATAAGAACTCCAGTTTTTTCGATCACCTGTACTTTGCCTTCACTGTGCAATCAACCGTGGGATTTGGTGACATGTATCCTATCAGCCCCATGGCTAAAACTGTAGTTATGGCTCAACAGACTCTACTCGTCTTGGGTCTTCTCGATCTTCTTTCAGAGGCGGCTCCAACAGTCGCGAAGAATATTCGCACTGTACCCAACATGATGACAAAGATGATGTAAAAATATATTAGTTTAAATTAGAATGAAAGTTCATATCGTTGGTGCAGGACCCACAGGTATGTCACTTGCGTGGGAGATACTCAGGTCGGGTGATCATGAAATAACAATTTATGATAGAAAGACTTCCGCGGGAGGATCATGGTGGGAACCTACAGAAGAAATTAGAGATCTTCATGCACATCGTATAGTTTTTGATAAAGCATTTGTTAATACCAAAAGTCTGTTCAATGAGATGGGTATTAATTGGGATGATATTTTTGAACCAGTTCAAGAAAATGCCTACGGCTACGTCTTACGATCGTTGTCACTAAAAGATTACGGAACTCTAACATCTTTAGCTGCGCGTGTACTTACTAAACCCAGGAAGTATAGGGGTGTATCCCTCAAAGATGCTTTGGGTCCATTGAGTGGGGATGGACAAAAGATAGTAGAGCACCTCCCCCTCATAATGGACGGTGTTACTTGGGATGTAATGTCTGCGTGGGAGTTTGTCAAGAGTTTTGACCATGTAGCACTATCCAAGCAATATACACAAAAGGTGTCTGGTAAGGTCATGTGTGATGCAATGCAACAATCCCTTGAAGATGTTGGTGTGGAGTTTGAGTTTGGGAAGGAACTTGTAAACATTGACTACATGGAGGATGGTTATATAGCTAATTTTTCAGATAGAACTAAGATTGGTGATGGAATGTTATTTTTATGTTTAGATAACAGTCCAGCATATAAGTTACTTAGTGACAATTGGGGTCCGGATGCAGAAAAGAAGGTTCGTGATAGTACCTACGGTGCCATAAACATCTTATTTGATTTTGATGAACCAGTTGAACTTAAGACTGATCTTGAAATTGTCGCAAATACCAAGCTAAAACTTCAACCAGTTGTTTTGTCGGATGATAAAACTATATCATGTGTTATTTGTAATTTGACTGAAGATATTCTAACCATGCCACCAGAGGAATTGAGAACTTTAGTTTTGGGTGAATTGGATGTACCTCTACCAAGAGAAATCCGTTTTGGTTGGGGTTCTGAATGGGATGGAAAAAGATGGCAGTTTTCCCAATCTTCGGGGGTTCTTAGCCTTTATGGACAACTCCCGTTCTTTGGTGAATGCCCAAATGTAGCTATGTGTGGTATGATGTCCCCCCGTAATACACCCTATTCCAGTATTGAAGCCTCTGTAGAAGTTTCTAGGGCACTCAGTCACAAATGCTTCGGAACTCGAGAACCTATGAACCCGCTTCTCCTCACACAAGTTGTCTCAGTGACAATTTTAGTACTTATAGTTTTAATTCTCATTTATCGTAACAGAAACGCATGAAGTTTCTTGCGAAAGTATACTGTCCCATGTATGATCATAACGATAAGAAATACATACGTTTGATCATTCCTGAAAATTGCGCAGACTACGTAAAACGTACACAACTTAACAAAGCCTTTTTAATAAAAAATAGTCACGTGGATAATCCGTTAGATGGTAGAGTCCTTACTGTAAAAATTCCTTTTCGCTATAGGAGGTGTATGTGTGAGGTCAAAGGTAAACCTATACAATCTCTTATAGAGGGTGATGAAGTGACGGTTGAAATTGGTTTTGCTGGTGTTTGGAATGTAGGTAATTATTCCGGATTTGCATGGAAACTTTTAAGTTGTACATTCATTTAAAGTTTATTATATCTAAATAAGTAACATGTCAGTTCTCACAAGAACTGGATATTTAGTAAGTGAAGGACCAATTCAAGAAATTAAAAAGGAACTTACCGTAAGACCACAAGTCAATGGGGACTATGGATTTCCTCCACCACCTTTTAAAGTTTTCAGAACAACTAAGAATGGAGTCTGTGTTCCAAGATTCTACGGAACTTCTAAAGTTGGAGAGCCTAAGGAGGACAGGAGACCCCAACCAGCTCGTTCCAGTGCCAAGTTCGTCGGACAACTCAGAGATGCAACCCATCAAAATGAAGCATTGGCAGCAGCAATTAAAGCAGGGCACGGTGTCCTTTCTTTACCATGTGGGTATGGCAAAACGACGGTATCCTTGGCCATAGCTTGTAAATTAGGGTATCGCACGATGATTGTCGTTCACAAGCAGTTTTTAGCTGACCAATGGCGGGAACGTATTCAGCAATTTTGTCCAGGTGCTACTATCGGTATAGTTCAACAGGATAAGAAAGAGGTTGAATGTGATTTTGTTATCGCTATGCTTCAATCTCTTTCGCTCAAGGAATATAGTTTTAGCGATTTTGATTCTATAGGAACTCTGATAGTCGATGAAGCACATCACATCTGTGCAAAGGTGTTTTCTCAATCCCTATTCAAAATGTGCCCTAAGCATATATTCGGTCTATCAGCAACTCCGGAAAGGAAGGATGGTCTCACAAAAGTGCTTCACTGGTTTATGGGTTCCACATTCTTTGCCGTTGAGAGGAAAAATCAGGAACAGGTGGAAGTGTTTCCAATTACATTTGATTCATTCAACTATAGAAATCCTCCACCTTCTATGAGAAATGGGAAGATTTCAATGCCAAATATGATTACAGAAATAGTTGAAGATAGAAAGAGAAATCAAATGCTTGTGGAACTTGTAAAGAAAGCTTCAGCGGGTACGAGACAGCTCCTCGTTCTAAGTGACCGTAGACAGCATTGTGAAATGCTTCACCAATGCTTCCCAAAGAGTTCAGGTCTTTACATGGGTGGTATGAAGGAGGCTGACCTCCAGGCTTCTTCAAAGAAGAAGATCATTTTTGCGACGTTCTCACAAGCCCATGAAGGTTTAGATATTCCAACTCTTGATACAGTCATTCTCGCTTCACCCAAATCTGATATAACTCAAAGTATCGGTCGTATCATGAGAGAGACGAAAGGTAAGAAGAACAACCCTCATATATATGATATACACGATCCGTGGTCTCTCTTCACTGCTATGTATTACAAACGAATGAAGATTTATCGTCAAGGTGGTTTCAAAATACACGGTAAAGCTTTGGAAGAAAAGAAAGCTGACTTCCCTCAGGGAAAGTGTCTGTTTTTATAATCTAAATAATAATTAAATGTCTGGTGCATTGATTCAATTGGTTTCCAGAGGTGCTCAAGATGTTTACTTAAATAGTGACGATGGACACTCATTTTTTCGTATGAAGTTTACAAGGCATACAAACTTTTCCCAAGCTCCAAAATTCATAAAAACTATTACGGATAAAGATCCTAGTTTTACCATACCTGTTTTAGGTGATCTTGTAAACTGTTTATGGTTCGAAGGTGTCGATAAAAACTCAAACGTGTCTTCTAATCTTCTTTACAACTCCACTATTGATCTATTGGTGGGTGGTCAAAAAATTGATTCACAACACTATGATTATTATGCTGATATATGGCCCAACTATCTCGCAGACACACATCCTAAGTCTCAAGAACTCACGAATAAGACGAGTATTTCACATAGGAACTTCCAACCTATGCATTTTTTCTTTTGTGATCACGGAGCATTTTTACCCCTTGTAGCACTCGCACATCACCAGGTAGAAGTTAAAATTAATTTTGATGAAAATAGTTTAGTGAATTACAGCGAAGCATTAAAGAAAATTAACGTGTATGCAAATTACATATATTTAGACAAAGATGAAAGAGAATCAATGGTCAGAAGACAAATGGACTTTGTTATAACACAAACACAAAGAATAGAGTATCCATTCTCAAATGTATTTGATAACACCATAGAATCGGGTGGATATAACGATTTAGATCTATCGTATTTAAATCACCCCGTCAAGTCAATATTTTTTGGATTTAGTGCCACTAATATTGATCCTACGAACGATCGTTTTACATTCAAAAACGCGGATATACAAATAAATGGTACACCTCTACTTGAGAATATGTCACCTACTTATTTTCACACAGTTCAAAACTATTATAAGTCTAAACATGGTGTATCAGATTTTAGAGTTGATTCGGATGATCTTATGTATACAAGATACTTTGGGTATCACTTTGGATTAAACGCATCAGACTACAATCCTTCAGGTAGTTGTAATTTCAGTAGACTCGATAACGCCAAACTTATATTACGGGGTGTAGAAAAGGGTATACTTAGAGCAAACCAAAATGAACTATATGTGCATGCAGTGAATTATAATGTGCTCAGGATCAAGGATGGTCTTGCCGGAATTTTATTCGGAAACTAATGTATAAATGGGTAGAACCGCCAGGTTCGAGCAAATCTATGTTGCGAGTTTAGAAGCAGAACCCGTTGAGAATGAAACTCTTACAGGAGTTAACTCTATTCTAACCAGGGAGATTGAAGTAAATGAGGTTAAAATTAATAGTTCCGATGGTGTAAAAGGTCGTTTAGGTTTGGCGAATAACATTCCAACTAAACAGTTTTCCCTTGGAACTGAACTTTATATGGATAAAGATGATACACATGTTTTTGATCTCAAAGCATCTGGTAGGGCTAATCGCTTTTTCGTTAATCAGAACTTAGCTGTTGGTACTGTCAATCCAAGTAAAGCATTTCAAGTAAATGCTGGTGCAGTGAGAAAGGTTGACATTGATATAGAAGGTCATAATCTCATGACGGTGAGTGGTAATTTGGTGTCCACAAATGTGATCGTCAATGATAAATTAAGTTTATCAAATATTGTAATTGATGGGGCTGCATCCAATATTATTAGTGTGAATGGTGGTATCAAAACCTCAAACTTGTCAATTGGATCTAATGTTGCATTTTTTGATAATGGTCCTGGTACTAATGTAGGTGTTATAAGTGGTGATGTATATCAAACTGGTAATTTACATATGATTGGTAATTTGTTTGTAACTGGTAATGTAACAGTTTCAGAAGTAGCTAAATATATTGTTGCACAAGATTTAAGGGTTTCTAATATAGTTATTCATTCTGGATTTGGAAATGATGTGTTATCACGAGAAACTGGTTATGTTATGACACCCGGTGTAGGATATTCAAATGTAGCCATAGCTTTTGTCGGTGGTGCGAGAGGGAGGGAAATGGGCTTCTTTCAAACAACTGCATATGGAGGTTTAAATTCTGCTGAAATACCTAAGTCACCCGGTGTGGTGAATGTACATGTAAGTGGTGATATATATACCTCAAATGCAGTGGGTGTGGCAAATATTTTTCCTACCCACGACCTTTGTGTGGGATCAAACCTCTTCGTTGAAGATACAGGTTCTAACGTTTTAGAGGTACATGGAAATACATATACACAAAAGCTAAAAGTAGGAAGTGGTGGTATTTCGGTTGGAAATCTCCTCACTATGTTACCGGGTGAGGAAGCACCTGTGGTGATAAATAGTAACGTGAGAATGAATGCTTTACGTACGACGGGTACAACTCCATCGGGTATTTCCAATGTTACACCAACGGATACACTGTCTATCGGTTCAAAAATATACGCCAACCTAACAGCTGCAGATACTCTTACAATTTTTGGTAACACAGCGACAACAAACTTAATTACAGAATCAGTTAGTTCAACGTCTAATATAATAATTCATGCTGACAGATATGGTGGTGATAGTGTTGTAAATCCACTTGTTCTCAAATCTGGTCCATCCTCTTCAAATGTAAGTTCCATTGAGATTTTTGGTGCAAGTACATCCAATACTCATCAAAATATTAGATTCAAAACAAAAAATACCGAGAGGATGAAAATTACATCAAACGGTCACGTCGGTATTAACGAAACAAATCCAACACAAAGACTTACTGTAAATGGCAACGCTTTTGTTATGGGTAGTAACGTGATGATGTTTGGAAACTTGTGGGGAACAACCTCCAATACATCTATGCAAATGTTTTCAAGTCCTAATGTAGGTGAAAATAAAGTCGAGAATATAGTCAAATCTGGTAAAGGTCTCAACTTTTATGCAAGTACCACACCCACCATGGGTACACCAAAACTCACCATATTAGAATCAAGTAATGTTGGTATCAACGTCGCCAATCCCATTGGGGCACTTCATACAACGGGTGGTACAGTGTTTATAAATAATCAAGTTGTGAATCGTGGTACATATGTTCATCAAGAAACACCAATGGTTATCACTAACACATACCCGATCACAAGTACTACTGATATGGGTCGTGTATTAGACTTATCACGAGAAGGTAATGGAACCCAGGATGGTGTAAGAGCGTCATTTAAATTGGGAAAACATGAAACTTCAACTGGAACTTCCAAATCACGTTTTGATCTTTATTTAGCGAGTGACAACTATGAAACGGATAATGATGTCATGACATGGTTAAGTACCGGCAAAGTTGGTATAGGACATACACAACCCAGTGCTCACCTCGAAGTTATGGGTACGGGTATAGGAGATCCAACTAGAAATGGTATTCTTGTGCATAACCACGATAATGGTGATGCCATAATTGCAGCAGAAGCTAAATTAAACGTGGGGAATGCATATACGAGTTATATACTTGAAAATGGTGGAGCTCTCACAGGTTGGACCACGGGTGTAACAAAGGATAACGATTTTAGAATTACAGAAAATTATCAAAAAGTTTTGGATCCGGGACAAGTGGCTTTATACATAAATAATGGAACAAGGAATGTGGGAGTTGGAACCGATCAACCTCGTGCTAAACTCGAAGTTTCTGGTAATTTAGTGGTTGGTAATGAAATCACATTTGGTGGTACCCTCGGTGATGAGTATGGAAACACTCGTATAATTGACAGAATTTACGGTACACAATATACACAATCTGAGTTACTTCTTTATAAAGGTAATAACGATGGGTCGGTTAATCAGGGTCCAGATAGAATTAGACATATTGCGGGTGAGCACGTGTTTCAAACTTATACAACTTCGGGTGGGACTCTATACGGTGGCAATCAAATCTTAGAAACTATGGATGCTATATCTAACAAGTCGTTAGTAATAACAGATTTAGGAAGTACCGGTATAGTTGTCATAGGTGGTAATAGAACTCATGGAGCTGCCGCATATGCCGAAGATTCTGGTACCAAATTAGTTGTTAACGGTAGTATCGTCTTTACCGGTAGTGGTAGTTTCAAAACAACTGGTTTAGAGTTTTCAACTACAGAGTTAGGTGCAAGCTATAACATTATTAGAAGTGCAGTAAATGGTAATACCCGACGTCCAATCACATTTGCACACGGGGGGGTAGGTTTTACAGACTCCGAGTTTTTTCGATTTGATAACGATGGTCGTATCGGGATGGGCACGACTCAACCCACATCTAATATACATGTATACGATACAACACCCAGTGATATAAACTTATTAAAACTTCAAAGTACTGGTGTAAATAAACAAACTGGTGCACTTTTATACACAAATGAAGGAGAAGGTGGATTCATAAAAGGATTCAATAACACAGTGAATAGAACAACTGGTCTGGCTTTAGGTGTAGCTAACAACAGTACAATTGTAAACAATCTCAATCTAATTCACACAAGTAATGTAGGTGTAGGTACACCATCACCTCTTCGTCAGTTACACATACTTGACAGTCGGACGACAGGTGAAAACGGTACTATGAGAGTGGAAAGTTTATCTTCAAATGCGAGTATAGAACTTACCACATCATCTGGTGGAAACTCAAATATTTATGCAGATAGAACGGGTAACGTATATATACAACCATCTTCTGATACAACATTTGTAGATAGCGATCTCATTATAACTGGTGATCTGGCAGTACAGGGGAACTTTGCGTTCACAGAACTTGGTGTTAATCTTGGTTCTAATTTACCTACAACAGATTTTGAGGTTGGTGGAGGTGCTATATTTGGAAGTCAAACGGGTGGAGTTCAACGCAAATTTTACTCTAAATCATTTCAAATTACTACAACTAACCCCTCTAAAGATATTCAATTAATTTTTGGTACGGGTGCTTTCTATGCCAAGGTTATAGCGATGTTGAGAAGAACCGATGGTTCAACGACAAAGGATTTGAGTACTATGATCCTTGAACTCCAAGGAGGTTCTGGTGATGAGAACACTCCATCTGACATTGACGTAGCTGTGGGTACGAAAAATATATTCGGTGGTACAAACAACTATCCATGGAGTTCAACTGTTATAACAGGACAACGAGGTATAAGTATCACACCGTATAATGAAGACATCACTCGCGACTATTATTATGACATTTCGGTAGAATTGATGACAGCATCTGGTGGAAAACTGGTTAAAATCACAAGTAATCTCACTGATCCACTTGGACTTGACAATGGCAATGGCGGAGCGCGCACACCTGCTTGGGCCTCTTTTGACTACTAATCAATTTTACCATTCGGGGAAGACCCAAAGGTAGAATCAATTTAATTTAATTTAATTATGCCCTGATGGAATCAGAGACGGCTAAGAAAAGCACGCCGACAATGAAAGCCATGACGACGTAATTGCACTCAGTATCTTCGAGGCCAGTGGATTCTGACTTGACCTCTACCTTCTTTGTGACGACGGGTTGCTCACGCCGCACAGGAGGTTCTAGTTCCTCCAAAGGACAGTAACCTATCATTTATACATTACTTAGAGATTAATTTCAGTTTTCTTCTTTCGGCGGACTCTCTTGGGCTTTGCTCCACCGACTGCAACCTCCTTAACCTCCCCACCAGTAGAATCTCCCGAAATGGAGATTATATCCGACACATCATCGTCCATATCCACCGAATCCGCCTTTGCCATACTTGTGTTCATAGGTGGTGGTGGTGGCATTGAAATTCCCCCCATTAGACTGGAAATATCAATCCCAGGTCCTTGCATCTCATATTGACCAGTTCCTCCAACTGGGGCTGCATCACCAGGTCCCGAGGGTGCACGGGTTGTGTTCTGCACAGCAGACATCATATTCTTTACGAGGTCTGGGTTCTGCTTGAGAACGTCATTCATATTGGGTAGAGCACTTTTGAACATTGAGTTGGTAAGATGGAACATCATAGCGGAACCACCAAGCATCATGATGAGCTTGACCTCTGGTGCAACGTTCACCTTGGATCTATACTTCACGTAAAGCTCTTCAAAGACTCCATCGTAGTCATCTACCCCCTCCATCACGCTTTCAGACCAACCCTCCAACTGAATCTCAAAGGGGTTGTAACGCTTATTAAGGAACTCGAGACCTGTCACACAGGCTACAAGCATACGACGAGAGAAGCGAACAGACTGTTCAACGTCGATACTGTAAGTAATTCTCTTAACCTCCGTACGAAGTTCCTCAACAGTAGAGTAGGCGTTCAACCTCTTGTTCACATTAAAACCCTTCTTCTCAAGACGGGATAATTTGTTGAGAAGATCACTCTTCTCTTCATCTACGGAGCTATAACCCTTAGAGGGTTGTTCACTCTGAGAACCACCAGGACCCTCATCTGGTCCATCATCAAAAAACATTGGCTCATCTTCACCGTAATCAATCTCTTCATCCATTTGAGGTTGAGCAGGAGCTGACTGTTTATTTGGGTTAACGAATGCATCCATAGCTTCTTGGTGATGCATCTGTGAGGGAGGAGGTGGTCTGCTTTGTGCAGGACGGCGTACAGGCTGGGGACGAGAACTGTTAATTTCAATTTCATCCATGAGAGCCTGTTCATCGGCGTCCAACTTCATGACATTAGTAGTCCCACGATCAATGACAATTTCTTCGTCCATCTACTCTCTATGGGGAAACTATTAAATTACCTTTAACGCACTTTTGAAAAAATTATATATGTACATTATAAATGTTTAACCTTAACCGTACCAACAGAAATGCTCTCATCAGTATTTTCACCCTGATCACCGTGATTTTTGTCATCGGTATGCTCAAGCAATCCAGTAAGTATCAGCCTAAGCCCCTCATAATTAAGACTGCCAACGAGGAGTCCATCTTTACTCTCCCTAACGAAATTGCGTGTACTCCCGGTTTCACTTCGGATGGAAGCACTTACACCAAGGCTCTCACTCCAGGTGGACTCTGTGGCTCAGAGGCTCTTGTTGCCGGTCAAGCTGGCGGCTATGAAATTGAGGATGGAATCGGTGGATCTTTAATCTAAGCCTAATATAAATGGCTTTGGTTACTTCTCCCCAGACTATTCCAGACCTTAAATATGAATATCATACTATAACTATTGATTCCATTGGTCAAGATAGCGCTAATAGTTTTACTTGTCACCTTCAACAACCCCTCAAAAATGTAGTTCAGGCAAGACTTCTTGGGGCTCATATTCATTCCAAAGATAATACTGAGCACTGCTACATATCTATTAACGAATTAGATTCCATCTTTAATGATCGTGCTTCTAATGTTCTCACTGGACAAGGGAATATGAGTATGCTCAGAGGCTCATTCGCGAGTATCGTAACAGATAGCACTACTCACAGTGGTTCAGATTCTCTTATTAAGTTCAAGGATGATTATCCAATTATTACCCAGTATGTAAACCCAATTAGACAAATTGATCGTATCAGTATTGTTATTAGAGATCAAGATGGTGCCACCATCAAGAACTCCTCAACTGCTGGTGATAACTTTTTAGTTTTTAAATTTGTGTGTAGAAAACCAAACTTGTAATTTTCTCTATTTAAAGTAGTAATAAACATGTCTTCAGGTATTGTTCAATTAGTGGCAATAGGTGCCCAGGATGAGTTCATCATGGGTAACCCGGAGATATCGTTTTTTAATTCCAAATTTAAAAGGCACTCCAATTTTTCACAATCCGTTGAGAAGCAGACGATACGCGGAGATGTGAAAAACAATTCGATGTCAAGTGTTCAGATTGAAAAGTCAGGTGACATGCTCGGTTATATGTATATGACTATAGATGATGGTGTAGAGGCTGTAGATACTTCGCGTTGGGATCTTGTTATTGATAAGATTGAACTCCTAATAGGTGGTTCCGTTATTGACACCCAAGATAGTATCTTCACGGAAAAGATTGCTATAGATACTTTTGCACAAAATGTTTCACGATCTGCTATTGGAACACACCCAGGTGTACACGCGCGATCGTTCTTCTACCCTCTCCGGTTCTTTATGTGCGAAGGACCTCAAAGCGCCTTACCTCTCGTAGCCTTAAACTATCATAACGTGGAACTTAGAATTTATTGGGGAAGTCAAGCCTCTAATTATAATATAGAGTTCTTTGCAAACTATTATTATTTAGACAATGAAGAACGTGGAAATATGGCTACTCGTACTCATGATATGCTCATAACTCAAGTTCAAAAGAGTGTACCAAGTGGAGAAAACGTTCAAGAGCTCATTTTTAACCACCCTGTTAAGTATTTGGCGTCATCAGATACAAGTGTTGACGGTGCTCTAACTTCACCAAGAAATAAACTTAAATTAAGTATTAACGGTGTTGAACTATCTAATTTTAAATGGGGAAGACCACATTTTATGGATGTTACTAATTATTATCATACCAATTTTGTAACTTCTCCAGATTTCTTCCTTTACTGTTTCTGTTTAATTACGAGTTCGTTACAGCCTACAGGGTCATTGAATTTTAGTCGTGTAGAGAGTGCAAAACTTATGAGTGAATCCTTACCTATTAATGATCCTATATATGCAGTTAGTTACAATATTCTTCGAGTCCAGAATGGTCTCGCCGCTTTACTCTACGCAAATTAATTTAGCAATGTATATTAAATAGTTGTCAGTATGCAAATATTTGTCAAGACACTGACAGGTAAAACGATAACTCTTGAACTTGAGTCTTCAGATACTATTGATAATGTGAAGACAAAAATTCAAGACAAGGAGGGTATTCCACCCGATCAGCAGCGGTTGATCTTTGCTGGAAAACAACTAGAAGATGGTCGCACCCTCGCCGACTATAACATTCAGAAAGAGTCTACACTCCACTTAGTCCTCAGACTTAGGGGTGGTGTTAAGAATCTTCCATCAGTGGAAAGGAGTACTAAGATTCGCTTCGGTAAACATGTACCAGACTCTACAGAACAGGAAGAAAATACTATTGTTTTTAATGCTTCAAATGTGACTGTTCCAACTCCATATGGTGATGCAGTTTATTTATCCCCAATTAGAAATAAAACTGATTATACAGCTCCAGAAATTGTACTTCTTATGTACGATCGTAATACCAAAGAAATTACAGAGTCTGGTGAGTCTGCAAATGCTCTTATTGGTGGTTCAACGTTGGATACTGTATCAAATCGCAGTAATGCCACTTCAAATACCATTCAATTTGTAGGTCCAACTAATGGTGTTTCTTTTGTCACAGATGCAAACGTTGGTTTTTCAAACCTGGATCCCAAACACACGGTGAGTGTGGGATCAAACCTCTACATTGATGATGTGGGTTCGAATGTCCTCGTTGTTTCTGGTAATGTTGCCATTTTAAATAGCCTTACTATTGATGGTAATCTTAGGGTGAATGGTGATACCAGTGTTATTTATACTGAAAATACGTCTATCAAGGATGCTCTCATTGAACTTGGGACAAACAACGGAGCGAGTGATACAACACTTGATTTAGGTATTCTTATGCATCGCCCAGATGCATTGTCAAACGTAGTCATAGGTTATAGGGAAGGTACAGATGAGTTTGCATTAGCTTATACCGATGCAAAACCAACCGATAAGACATTTACTCCAAAAATGGATGAAGATATTAATGTGCACGTCTACGGTTTAACCCACGTGGATGCCAATATTTATGCACACGAGGATGTTATCGTGGATGGAAATGTCTACGTGACTGTAAATGTTTCTATTACAGAAGAATTGACCGTTAGCAACAATGTGTATGCCGATAAGGATCTTGAAGTTGTGGGTAACGTCTATGTGGATGGAAATGTAGTAGCCTATAAGGACTTTACCCTAACTGGCAACGCTTATGTAACTGGAAATGTCAATATTACCGAAGAATTAACTGTTAGCAACAATGTGTATGCTGATAAGGACCTTGAGGTTATGGGTAATGTTTACGTAGATGGAAATGTGGTAGCCTACAAGGATTTCACATTAACAGGTAACGCATACGTATCTGGTAATATTTCAATTACCGAAGAACTCACTGTCACAGGAAATATCTACGCCGATAAGGACCTAGAAGTTTTGGGTGATACTTATATCACAGGAAATGTCACGATTGATTCTACAACACTCCATGTAGATACAGAAACTAACCGAGTGGGTTTGGGGACAATAACACCAAAATCCACTCTCGATATTCTTGGTAATGTCTACGTGACTTCAAATATTAGCACAGCTTCTAATGTTCTTATTACTGGTATCGCAGCTGCTACTTCTAAAACCACTGGTGCTCTACAAGTTACTGGTGGTGTAGGCATTCAAGGAGATATTCACGCTACACATGCAAATCTTGAGGGTGTTGAGGCTGATAACCTTACGGTGACAAATGCAACTCAATCTACTTCCAAAGATACCGGAGTTGTGGTTATAACTCAAGGTGGTTTGGGTGTTGAGGCTAACATTCACTCTACAAATGTCTTCGCGGTATCCCATATAGGTGTGGGGACTTCTGCTACTTCTAATACTTTTGATGTTAGAGGTACAGCCAATGTAGGTGCTCTCGTTACGACATCTACCCACATTTCAGACTCAACTACATCTGTCTCAAAGACCAGTGGTGCTCTCCAAGTGACTGGTGGTACAGGTATTCAAGGTACTCTCTATGCAGCTGATACAACTCTAGACAGTGTGCGAACGTTGAACATGTCAACAGGTACGGTACCTCTTACAGATGCAACTAAGAAACTTGTTGATTCTCTCATTACTCAAAATGAGGATGGTTCAATTATAATTGCAGCGAACGTGGAAATTACGGGTAATATTTCTGTGGTAGGTAATACATTTGCACTTACATCAAATGACGTGATTATAACTGATCGTATCCTTGATTTAGCTAATAATAATATATCTACTTCACTGGATATTGGTATTCTCATGGAACACCCGGGTAAGAATATATTCGTTGGTCACCA